TAGCACCCACTCGATAAAATTAGAGTACACGACATTGGTATTAAAATAGCCGGTATTACTGATATGCAACGACGTTACCATCTGCGCCGATATAACTGAGAACAAGCTTTTAGGCACACTTTTCAGCGCATATGTCGCCGCTGTAAGCCCCCATAGCGAAACGGCACCGCCGACAAATGGGTAAATCGCACTCAGGTTAAGCAGCCATTGATAAGCTGACATTATTGTATTCATCTTATTTCCTTATTCCGTGGTTTCATTGCGCTATTAATCATACTCAATCACAACAACTCCAGCCTCATCAAACATCAGCTTGGATATTTCCGCTTCCTCATGCCATTGCGGATTAGCCTCACTATCCATCTTCGGCGCTAACACTTTGACGATACCACTCTGGATAATCGCCTTGCAGCAATTAACGCACGGATAAAGCGCAGTCACAACCAGCGTAGCACCTTTTAACTTAGCGCCATTCCTTGCGGCCTGTGATATGGCGTTTTGCTCGGCATGGCATATCAGTTTAAGCTTAACGCTCCTGTCCATGAGTCTATCTAGGCTATCCTCAACACCACGCGGGAACCCGTTATAACCCACCGACAAGATAGCGCCGTCATCATCAACGACCACAGCGCCAACCTGTTGCGATGGGTCTTTAGATAGTCCAGCTACAGCCTGAGCTATGGGAATGAATTTCAGCGGATTCATTAAGCGCCCGTATGACCGAAGCCGCCTGTGCCTCGCTCTGTTTCGGACAGATCATCGACTTCAATGAAGGTAACTTTTGGATAGGGAACCACAATCGCCTGGGCTATTCTGTCTCCCTCATTGACCGTCAACATACCATCATTATCTGCACATAGCTTAACCATGACTTCGCCGCGGTAATCATGATCGATCACACCAACGCAATTTGACAATCTAACGTCATCCTTAAAGCCATGGCCTGAGCGAGAAAAGATCAACATTACATGGTTTTCCGGTATTTCAAACTTTAGCCCTGTTTCAAATATAGTGGGATCGTCCTGACTAACATGCCCCGCATGGGAAGCATACAAATCAAAGCATCCTGATCCATCAGTGGCATAGGTCGGTGTCTTTACGTTTTTATGTTTTTTATTAATTTTTACTTCAATCATTTCATTTTTCCTCTCGCCAGTTGGCGACTGTAGTTATAAATTGCTTATCGGAATCACTCATCTGATTCCATCGCGCTATCTGCTCTTTGCTTCGATGACAGGCGGTACAAATGTTGTTATGGTCTAGTTTGCATTGCTTGATGCAGGGGCGATTTAACTTCGGTCACTACAAATTAATCTCTCGACCAAAAAAATCAAATCCTGAATCTTTACCTAAAGAAAAATATCCGACGACATAGGAAAATGGCCCTGTAATTGATGCAAGAACGTCTTGTATAAAACTTGGCTTGCAAATATATATAGTCTTATTCCACCAGAAATCTTGTGAATAAATACCAACTATTCCCCAAACAAAGCCAAATAAAGCGCCTAATATTAATGTCATGTTCTATCCTCATTTTTTTAAATTGCATTTAACATATCTATAGACACTGTGTTTCTGCATACCTCGCCAAACTCAGAGCTATAGGTAATTACCTTAGCGTCACGGCCAGATAACCAACCACCACGGCTGGCATGACTATCGGGAGCGGATAAAGTTCGGTGCTGCTCAACTTTCATGGTATTAGTCTCTTTCAGCACATCGTGGTGCAAGTGTCCAACATGCGCGTAACTGAACTTGGTTCGCCCGAACACTTCCCTGAACTTGGCAATAAACACAGTCTCAAGCCCATCAATGCGCTTTTTATGGCCGTGATGGAAGAATAAGGATGTATTGCCATGCTCAATGCAGTAATACGGGTCTGGTCGGGTATCTACCGTTATTCTCGGCTCATCGATATACAGTGACGCGAATAACTCCCTCATCCATGCGCTACTGGCTAAGTCGTGATTGCCCTCGGCCATCAGTAAATGCACGTGCTCATGCTTTGCCAGCAGCATTGATGTTACTTTGCGGATTACCCGGATCAACACCCTAACCAATTTCTGAAACCTGGTATCAGCATCCAATATATTCCCACTGGTCGGGGTAATCGCAAGGATGCCGTCAAAGTGCGCGAAGTCGCCAAGCTGAGAAAATACGCCTATTTTAGCATCGGGCGATAACGCTATGGCTGATCCAAACCATTTAACCAACGTATCCTCGGCTATATCAATATCCCAGGATGCGCCCGTTTCTTCCCCCCAACATTTTGACCCAAGATGGAAATCAGTGATGACATAAACATTTAACAGATTTTCCAACGTGTACTTAGGCGGCAAGACCGGCTTTTCTGGCTTTATTTCCTCGCTCATGGCATCAACGGTATGGCGCATTATCTCAGCCTGACGCTCACTATCCGCAGTCGATTTAATCCATTGAACCTTAGCCTCGCCGGTCGTCATATCGTACAGTGTCGATGCGCCTTTCAGTTTAAAGCCATCAGGAACCGGATGCACCAGGTTATGCTTTGGCGAATAGCCCATTGTTGCGGCTTTGAACTGCACCGCCTGCACCGCGCTGGAGATGGTTGATTTGTTGATGCCCAGCTTTTTCGCTGCGGCTCTCTGACTGCCCTCAGATTCAATGGCCGCCAATATCTCTTTCTGTCGTTCGGTTGCGTAATCGCTGAGGTTAATGTCAACGGGCTTTATCTCTCTTACTGCGTTGTTGTTAGCCATACCTAGCCTAGTTTTAGTTGATGCAGATTGAGTTAGGTTTTCACTTCGTCAGTCGGGTAACGTAATTCAAGAATTAGCTGTAGTTCGTGAATCGCTTTTTCGATGTCAACTCTACCCTTGCCTGTTGGCTTGTCGTGCCGTGTCGCTCTTTTTACAATGCAACCCTCAAGAAATGCGAGATTGTTTGCTTCGATGTACTGAATAGGCTGAATCTTACAATCTTTGTAGTGTGAGCCGCCTATTTGAACATTTAACGCTGATTCTTGCATAAGTGCCTCCTCTTTTATTGCGGATTCACGGTATTGAATAGACCGACACCATTCTGGTTTTTTTGTTTCCCACCATTCGTCACTACCATAAAACTCAATCGGCAGCGTCTTGTTGCTATTGATCCACTTTAAGCGCAGTTGCCAGTGCTGATCTCCGGGTATTCGGTAGTCATGGTCTTCACGAAAAACACAATTTTTAACTAAAAATAACCACCATCCTTGTTCCGAACTATCCGGCTTTGATTCAAGCTCGACAATATCATTATCAAAACAATACTGAGCAAACCGCGCGTGGCGGTTATTGGGTATTTTCATGTTCATTTATCCAGATTGTTACCAGTGCGCCGATACAGATACCGACCATTATTAGCAGCATGTTTTCCATCTAGTCCACATTAAATGCCTGACTTCTGGCATCATCTTCATCAATCCCGTTGGCGCATTTAATCGCTACCCGCTCAAGAAAGTCTTGCTCTTTCTCATAATAAATAGGCAAGCAGTTCTCTTTGCATCTGGCTCGATACCAGCCTGAATCGTTGTCGTAGGGTTCTTGGTTATTGCTCATTTCAAATACTCTAAAATTGTTTCTCTTGCACTATCCCAACCATGACACACATCAACACGATAATTCTGCTCTTGCAGGTCAGCATGCCATTGCTTTTGCTCAGGGCTAACAGTGCCGCCTTTTTGCCGCTTCATTTCAATAAACAGTCCGTTGTAACCACCCTTGGCTACCGGCATGAATAAATCGGGAACACCTTTTTTAACGCCTTCGGCCTTGAGCTTTGTTGCTACCGCGATATGACGATGACCGCCATTAGGTATGGCAAATAACAGTTTCAGTTCCGGTATTGTCTTGGCTTGGGCTTTAGACCATCGAATTAATGCTGATTGCTCTTGATGCTCTAGGTCTTTAATCATACTCTTTTGACCAGTCATCACGACACTCAGGTCCACAAAACCGGCGCTCAACCCCTGTAGGTTCTTCGCACCATAAGCAATGGCCGCTTGGGTTTGATGTATTTATCGGCTTACTTGATACAGCCTGAATACGCATCTGCAATAGCCGCGATTCGACCTCATCCGATCTATCTGCTTCATCCATTATTAATTCCTTTCCATAGCAGCTTTGCTCCGAGATAGAGCGCTGAGGCTGCTATGCCGATAACCCCGATAACGAGTATCAGGGCGTTGGTGATTTTAGATAATAACCACATAAATTAAAAGGGAATGTCGTCATCGAAGTTGTCTTGCGCTGGCGCTTGCGGTCTTGCTGCCTGTTGCTGCGGTCTTTGTGCTGGCTCGGCCTGTGTTCCTGAGTCATTGCGCTTGCCGACGAGATCAATGACATTAGCGACAAGCTCAAGGCTCTTTTTGGTCGTGCCGTCATTAGCTTGGTATTCCCGCTGCGTTAATTCGCCTGAAACTAGAATTTGCTGACCCTTGACTAGATAATCCTTGAGATTGCCTTCTGCTCTTTTACCGAACAATGCAACCCTGATAAACATTGTTGTTTGCTTGTCAGAAAACCCTTGGTTATTCGCCACATTCACATTAAGAACTGCGTTACCATTGGGAAGAAATCTGACTTCGCAATCCCTTGTTACCGTACAAACTGCTGTAAAAACATTTGACATTATTGAACCTCGTTTATTTTTCTATGTTGAACCCGAACCGGAGTTGTCATTGCCTTAACTGAATCCCATCCAAGTGTATTAATTCTTGATCTTAACGTCTCATGAGATATGCCTAAGTCTTTAGCCCAATCAGTTCGGCACTTAGTTTCTCCATTGACACTTAAATTGACGTTCCTGCTAGTATTTCTTGCTTGTTCTTTTTGGGTAGCCCATCGGCAATTTTCCGGTTCATAATTACCATCATTATTTATCCGATCTATTGTCATTCCTTTAGGCTTTTCACCCATATCCGCTAGGAAATTCTTAAATGAATTTAGCCACCTATCGCAAACAATGATCCCCCTGCCGCCATACAAATCATAATGCCTACTCTTTTTGCTATAACACCTTTGTTTCATGTTATAGAAAACAGTATATGTTGGCGTCTTAGACATGCCGTGTGTTGTAAAAACTGAAGAAGCTATCTCGTTATTTAAACACTTGCATGACCTTGTGCTTCCATTTCTTAAACAATCACCTCTAACGCTAATTGTTTTTCCACATTCACAAAGACAGTTCCATTTTATCGTACCAGAACTACCCCTGCCTCCTTCACTAACAACAGTTAATCGACCATACACATTGCCAATTTCACTGATCTTTTTTCCCTGACCTTTCTTTTTTGCTTTATAATCTTCGACAGCCATTATCGACCTCTCTACAGGTTGGTGGTGGTTAGGGCGTACTGGTGTTGCAATCACCTTTGCGCCCGTTTTTTTTGAATGACATATTATACTACTTTTTCGTTGTACTTCATAAGCTTATTTACGTATTTTTACCTATATTCCGTTAGGAAATAGCCGTATAAATTCAGCCGTCATACGGTCGATTTCTGGCCTGCTTGCTTTAGCCAGTGCTGAGTATATTTTCTTCCGTTTTCCGCTACTCTCATCCCTCCTATTGGTGAATATTGCCTTGTATTTGCCTCCCGTCTCATGCGCGATACCGGCATCCAGTAAATCGCTATGCAGCATCTTTAACTGCTCGGTCGTCATGCAAGTTAAATGATTTTGTAAGCTCATTTATTCACCACTACGATCTGATTTCTAAACCAATAATCCACTGTTTTCACATACGCCGCGTTCCACATATTACGGCGCTCCTCTTTGCTTAACTCTTTGCCGTTGTCTAACTCAAAATGACAGTTGCCGCACAGGTAGGCGATTTGCCAGTCTGGATTTTTCAAGCTTATGCCTTTGTCCTCATTTCTGTGCGCCGATACCACAGTGCCATCCTGGACACCACAACACATGCAAGGCATACCGTTAGCTGAATCGGTTAGCTTTTTTATCTTGGGCGATACGGTGCTTTTCGGGTTACTCCAAAACTCATCCATGCATAGCCGCCTGATACAATCCGGCATCGGTTCGCAATAAAATACCTTTACTGTGAAAGTAGCGTTCAATGTTAGTCAGGTATTCGCAGAACTGCTCAACCGTTGCCTCGGTCGTGGATAAATGTCTCTTAACAATATCGACTATCAAACCCTCGGCTATCTCTTTCAGCCCTGAACGGTACACTTCGCGAATGTTTGCCAGTGTCTCTGCCCATTCCTGATCGTCGCGCTCGTAAATCGGCAATAAGAACTTTCGCTTCATCTGCAAGTGCCATTCATGGCTAGTGGTTCCGGCTGCTTCATTGCAAGTTGTTTTCTCGGCATCATGGAACCACATCCACATCAGGCGATTCTGGCAAGCCTTGCGAACGTCTTTCTTGGATAGGTCTTTTATCTCAATAAACACGTCGGCATTCATGGGCAAGGATTCAAATTCGTTCATACTGGATAGGTCGATGGGCTTGAGTCCGTCATAGAGTCGCCGCATTCGCCATATGGTGCTTTTCGACATTAAACCCTTTCCCCATATCCACGCGCACGATTGTTAAATATCTGCTCAAGTTGCATGGCCCGGCCTATTCCTTGTGACGGCTCGATAACGACTTGGCTGGTTGCCTTGGGTCGCTTAACCGGCTTGAGCTTTAGGCTGTTCGCTTTGCGTCGTTCTGCTGCTATGTTCATGTAGTCCCTGTATTGCTTAGGAAAATTTCGCTGGTTGATCGGGTCTTTAAAATTCCAATGCCCTTCGTTCATTTCATCAACCTGCTGATAACGAACAGCCACAACAAGCAGCCGATAACGTAGACAAGGGACGCTTCACTCATGTCCAGCACTCCATATTAACCAGCCTAACGCCCCCAATGCCAACACGTAACCGGAAATTACAGTGGCGAGATAGGCGTGGTTTTGTATTAGCTCGATCATAGCGCACCCCATTGATTAGCCATTGCTTCGGCCCATCCCTCGTAAGTTCTGGCTCGTTCCTTCCACCGATCAGGCCCTGGTGTAAGTTTGTTTTGCCCGCTGTCTGTCTGATTTGACCACCGGGGACGACCATTAACAATTCTTGGCTGGACGTGGCAGGTTGGCACTAATGGCGGCAAATTTTCAAGCCAGAGTCCGGTAATCTTGCTGGCATCGTGGCCGTATTGGTGCGGCTGGATGTACTGGCTTGCCGGTCTAATTCTCGTACTGATTACACCACGTGGGTTTTCAATCGCTTTGCGCTTGATTGGCGCATTCATCAATAAATCAACAAACAGTAACGCTTTTTCCCTCGCTTCGCGCCTTGCCGATCCTACAAGCGTTTCAGGCTTTACTTTTTGATGATAAGGTCCGTCGCTATACGCCCACTCAGCGGAACATGTAAGATAAGTGCAATCTGGATGCGCTATCAGTAAATCCCAACCGTCCGCCAAAATATCTCTTACGTCACCTTGATAATGAAACTCGCTGTTATCATCGGCTGGCAGCAAGTCGCATGACCAAGCATCATGTCCCAATTTACGGAATGCCTCTCGGACTCGTCCTGAATACTCGCAGGCCACTAAAACCCTCACACCAACCCCCAATACTCAGGCTTCATCGTTCTAACTGTCACAGTGCTGCGGTTGCCGTTAATCGCCGCATCGTAGGCCGCCATGTGTGCCAGTCGCTTCTCTAACGGGTCAAACCAGCCCATGATGAAGCGCGTTACTAGAATTGTGTCCATTAATACCGCCATTGTTTGATGTCTAAAGTGTCGTGCGGCTTGGCAAATTCGCCGCGCTGCATGAGTAATTTACCGTCTATCTCGACCGATAAAGCTGCCAGTCTGCCGGTTGCCTGCCCTAGTTCAGTCATTAACTTGGCTAGGGCCGGGTCTTGGTGCTTTACCTGGTCAAATGGGTTCAGTCAGGTATTGGCTTGCGCTATCAGGTAATCGTTGAAATCGTACTGGTCGCCAGCGTCGATATACTCAACCCTATCCAATAAGCGAATAACTCTTACTGTCAGCCTGCCGCCTTTGCCGACTAACCGATTTGCCAGCGTATAAGCCGCCTGGACACCACAAAAGTTTTTATCTTCGTCGGCGTAAATGTAAACGTGCTTAACACTTTCAGGGACTTCAAGTGCCGCCATGTTTCCAGCATTCCCAGCCGCCCAGACGGGCAAACCTGTTTGCATATGCACCGAGAGCGCCGACTCAATCCCCTCAGAAATACACAAAACATCCGTTGCCGGAAATAACCGGATTGCTGCCCCCGATAGCGGCCTGATCGTTGGCAATATCTTCTTTGCCGATGAAACGCCCAATTTAGTTCCGTTATGGTCTAAATAGGTGATATGAAAAGTTGACGTCTCGCCCGTTACGGTTCTGAACTTGGACACAATCGCCGGGAACTTGCCCAGGCTTTGCCCATCTTCCCAATAGTCCAGTCCCGGATGAAAATGGCAGTCGGTTTCGGGCAGTTTGGTAATGCCCCGGCTGGCAAAGTATTTCAACGCGATACAATCCGACGTAAATACTTTCAGTTCGGAATTGATCTTTTTTAGCCGGGCTTCGTTCTTGGCGGTGTCGTTGGTGCTAGTTGTTGTGGTCATTTTGAAATTATCCTTATTGGGTCGTAGGTATTGCGCCGTTTCTTTGTAAGGCATGGATAGATGATCCATCGCCATTTCTATTGGCTGGTGCGCACCACACTGGTTGCACAGGTAGTATTCTTTTTTCTTGTTCCATCTTGCCCTATCCTTTCCTCCGCAATATATGCAAGGCCGATGGTTGCCTTTGAATAGCGCTTCATCGAATCCGATGCTTTGCAGCACGGACGACCATTTACCGGCAAGCTCTTGTTTGATGTCGGCTCTCATGCCGCCCGTCCTTTTGCATATGCAATATTCCGGTGCTTGATATAGCCGATAACGTCTGCGCTTGGTTCTGATGGATGAATGCTGCGCTTATTAGCGGGCCACTCGTTGAACTTGTTTCTGAATAGCGCAAGTGCGTAAGAGTCCGGCTTTGAATTGCGTCTTGCATAGCCTAATAACTCGGAATACCAGCGGCTTTTTTCGGCGGGCGTTGGTTTCTTAACGGCTTTGAGTTCTTTCAATTCTGCTTGATGGACGGGTATCGCTTCGCCTTTAGGTATCATTTCGTGACCGCAAGCTGGGCAAATCCGGCTTGATCTGAATATAGCACCGCACTTGCACTTAATCTCTTTCGGCGCTTTCGCGTCCTGCTGTGCGCGCTCCTTGCGCTCTTTAATGGTGGTTTTATCGTCAAGCGTCCATTCGATAGGATCATCTATGCGGCCTAACTCTTCGAAGTTGTCGCCGTGATAGATAACTAAGCAGTTGTGAACTAAATTTCCGTTTGCTGTGAATCTTTGTAAGGGCCCAGCATTGAGAATGTCCCATACTTCCCTTTTGGTTTGTCTGAATGGCTGTTGAATCTGTCTATTATCTGTCCATCTGTTAGACCAAGATGAATAAGCCTGTTCAATGTTGAATCTGCATACTTTATATGCGGATATGATTCTCTGAATTGAATAAATCGCCTCCTTTTTCCACCATCTGAACAACGGGTATTTGCCTGATTTTGAACAGGAGTTGACCACTTCAGATTCCCTGGTTCGTAATGTCTGTTGTTGTCTATTCTGTCTATCTGATATTCCATGCTGCTCGGAATGCCAAGATTCTCCACTATCCAATGAGCCGCAACATTTGCCGACTCGAAACGAAATTCTATTCCTCTCGCTCCATATCTCTCGTATGCCTGATTTTTCGGATTTAAACATCTGTCCATCTGCCCCTGACATCTTTTGTATATCCACAGTGGCGCTTTTATTTTGTTCCTTGGATTGCATACCGGACAAGGCTTTGGATTCTCCCTTTTGCGTATATTGTGATAAAGAGTCATAAACTCTTTCCCACATCGCAAGCAAACGACTTCCACCATTAGCCTGTCTCTTTTCCCTTCTGTTTTTCGTGAAATTATTTTCACTAATCCGAATTGCTCTCCTACCAAATCCAGATTTAATAATCCGCAATCGTCTGTTAGCCGCTTCTGAGAACTTTTTCCAACCTTCATCTGTCATTACCCTATGGTCTGGTGTTGCAATAAGGCCGCTGTACTCAATAGTGCTTTTAACACCCTTGCAGACAGCTCCGCCATGTTCAACCCATGATACACCATCCCATAGCTTATGATAAAGTGTTATATCTTGTATTTTTACAAGTCCTTTATCCGTTAAAATCAATGTATCCCTGGCGATACAATCTTCCTTGCCTGGGTGTAATCGACTGCCGCGCCCTAGCATTTGAATCCATGCCGAGATATTGCGCGTTACCCTGGCCACGATGACGCAGGAAATAATCGGCCAGTCCGTACCAAAGGCCATCACGCCAATATTTACGATTACTTTTGTTTGCCCTGATTCCACGCGCTGTTTAATGGCTTCACGTTCTTCGGTCGGTGTGCTGCCGTCGATGTATTCAACGCTCACGCCGTGATTTTTAAACTCGTCGTGTATGTGCCGAGCATGTTTGCAGTTCACCGCAAAAATCAGCGTGGTACGATCCCCGGCAATGCGCTTGTAGTTGTCGTAAATAGCGCCAATCAGTTCCGGCTTGTCGCTGGCTTCGGCAAGGCTCTTTTCCTGATAGTCGCCGTCTTTGTCCAGCTTTACCGCGGCCAAATCCGGTGCATCGGCCCCGAAGTAGCGCATCGGTACTAAAAACCCGTTTTCTACCATTTCTGCCATAGTCGGGCCTTGCACAATATCGGTATAAAAAGCACCCATACCTTTTCCGTTTGCCAGTGCCGGTGTGCTGGTCAAGCCGATTACGATAGGATATTGAGCCAGTAAATCTAATCGGGCCTTGCTAAAGGTCGCGTGGCATTCATCAGCAAGGACAATCGCCGCCTCCGGTGCCTGAATACGCCCCGTAGCTACGCGGGAGGTGATGGTGTCAAAGCTTCCCACCTGAGCCAATGCGCCATGAAACGCTCTTTCCCCAGCCATGATAAGGCCGGCATTAATGTTGAACTTGTTCAGTGTTTCTGCCGTCTGGTACACGAGCTGCCGCCTTGGGGCGAGAAAGATTGATTTTTTTAACTTGTCTTTAGCCCCTCTCATAATTTCAGATGCAATCACGGTTTTGCCGCCACCTACGTACAACTGGATGATGATTCTTCTATGCCCAGCCATGATGGATTGGCGCAGGTCGTTTATTAGTTTTGTCTGATATGGCCTAAGTTCCATGTTATGCCACCTCTTTGCGATACCGTTTCTCAAGGAATACTTGCCCTTTACCCGTGACCATTGTGGTGAAGGCCGGGTGCGTCTTGCCGTTTCTGTCGGTATAAGGAATCTGCTCAATCACCACGAAGCAGCCCTGGTCGATGTAACGCTGATACGGCAAGTTGTTGGACATTAAGATTTCGTCATCACGCATCAGTTTGAACAGTTTATTGCGGCCTGTTCCTATCGTCTTGGCGAAGTCACCTACCGCGCAAGCACCCTGCATATTGCGAACGGCATTGGCAAACTCAATGCGCGGCTTGGCTTGCTCAAG